AACAAGAGGTCCAAGATTAAGATATATCGAATCAGTATCTGATGCGATAACATAATCCTCTTCAGTTGTAGACAACAGTTTATTTAGATACTGATTCATCTTACCCTCAATCCATCTGATACTTACCTGACCAGATAGAGTGATTGCTTCTGCATTTGCTAGTTTGTAATACCTGAAGTATTGATTACCAATAGCACCATAAGCAGAGTTAAGAGAAATCTTCTTCGCCATTTGAATGTTGTTACATCTGGCGATCTCCTTTTCAAGTGCTTTAGTAGGCGTCTTCTCATACTGCTGTTTGGCTTGCAGCATCTTTTTCTTGAAGATGACACGGTCTCCATACATTTTCTCCATCAACTCTGGCAAAAATCCACGAACATCTTTGCGGTACATAGCACCATTAGCACATACTGCATTGTCCTTGTAAAGTTCAAAGTTTATCTCTTCCTCAAGGATTCGATCAACCGTAGCTGTGGGATGTCTCTCATCCAAGAGCGTTTCTGGGGAAATATTATATTGCATAATAAGATGAGGGTACAGACTATTAAGGTCAAAGCTGACCACCCAATCATACTTTCCTGGAATCGGTTCCTTGACATAGGCACCTGCGTACTTTTCGTTTTTCTGCGACCTATTTTTAGGTGGGATAACAATATCCCTTTTCTTCAGGTAGTTGTAGATGATGTTGTCCCACATCCTAACCTGATAGAAAACATCAGTATAGTTGACTTTAGCGTCGTATGCCATAGTCAAAGCAAGCTCGATCAGTTTCATCTTGTCTTCCAATCGGTCAACAAGTTCTACGTCAACAATATTATATTCGATAAACTTCTGCCACCCTTTAGTATAGAAATCTTTAAAGGTGTCAAATTCAGAGTGGTCAAGTTTTTTCTGACCCAACTCTACCTCAGCTATGTAGTCAAGACGATATGATTCCTGTGCCTTGTACGTAAACTTCTTATACAAATCAAGATAGTCAAGTTGACTCACGCCACCAACATCAAAGGTGATGTGCTTTCTTCCTTTGATGTATGTTTCTCCTTCAGTCACTAGACCCCATGGAGAAAAACGCTTCATCAACTTTTCACCCAATACACGATTGAGTCGTTTACAGATATATGGAATATCGAACAATTGAATATTCCAACCAGTCACAACATCAGGAACATCAACCATCCAATAATTGATGAAGTGATTTAGAAGTTCCTGCTCTGTTGGGCAATAGTGATAAGTTACATTCTCTTGCTTATTGACAAATGGTTTCACACCCCAAGTAATAATCTTCTTGGTAGTGTAATCCTGAATTGTGATTGCAAGGATCTCTTCTGATGCAGACTCTACATCTGGGAATCCATGTTCAGCTGTTGTTTCAATATCAAGAGTAACAAGTTTGATCTGACTGATGTCGAATTTGATTTCGTCTTCAGGATATTTTTCAGAAATATATTGGTAGATATATCGGTCATTTCCATAAATTTCAAATCCATCAACTTCGTCGTATGTTTTATAAAACTCTCTACAGTCCCTAACATTACCAGGATGAACTTCTTCTACAACTTCGCCACTTAATGTTCTATACTTAGAATCTTTTTTTGATTTTACAAATAGTGTAGGAAAAAATTCATCCCTATGTTCATATCGTTTTCCATTATCAACTCCACGAACAAGGAACTGATTTCCAATCAACTGAACATTAGTATAGAAACGCATTTACTTAATAAGATCCTGGTATTTTTCAAGTAGGGTTGGTGTTGGATCTGCAAGAGTTAAAATCTTATCAGAACTCATCATAAAAGTATCTTCTCTGGTATACCCACACAGAAAAGGTTCTAGTGTTTGTTGTTCAGTAACTGTATATGGAGAAGTTAGTTTACAATCAGGTTCTCCAACATCAGCACCAACTTCTTCAATCTGACTGATCAGAATCTGATTGTTCATCAGCACTATCAGTTTCGTTATCTTTTCCATGGTTAATTACGTCTCTGAGATACATTTCTTTTAGGTTATCAACTGGTTCTACCATAGTCACAAGCCAATCTGCAGGTACTGGAATCTTACTATCCTTAGTAAGAACCATCCAAGGATAAAGAGTAATCTCAACTCCAGGTTTATCATCCTCCTGCATATTTGGTTTAATGAGTTTGACTACACATGGTTTAGTCATGTAGTAACCAATCACTCTATTCTCTACAACCATCTCTTCAATATCAGAAATGATGTCTTCACCAGACTTCAGTAGGGCAAGTTTAATTGTCATGATTTTTAGTTTCCTCCAAACATTCTATCAATAAAAAAGAGGGGAGTCAACTGGATTTGGCCAGTATCCCCTCTGTCTGCGACGACGATATTCAATTATATTTAGAACCAGTCTTTTCTCTGATGATGCTGAGGAACAACTCTACCTAGCGAGATGCTTAAAAGCCCATCTTCAAAAGAAACTGATCTAACTTCCGTGTCGTCACTGAGCGTCCAGGAACGTGTAAACGACCGTTGAGCCAGACCTTTGTGCAGATACGTTGTTTCCGTTTCTTTATCCTCTTTCTTACCCTCAATAATGAGTTTACCATCTTGTGTGTATACATTGACTTCCTTCTTACTGAATCCTGCCAATGCAATCTCCAACAACGATTCTACATTGCTAAGTTGTACAAGATTATATGGCGGATAATTAGTGCTGGTTTCGTGTAAATCGAACACTCTATTTAGGTACTCATTCATACCAATGCTATTTTTGGAGATCTTATCCAAAAGAACAGGAAGATCTGCCGCAGCATAACGTGCGATGTTTGTCATGATAGTAGCTCCTTTAAAAGCGAGTTTGTGTTTTGTGGACCCCTAAGGCATCCTCATATATTTATAGCACAAGATACAAAAAAGAGGTATGGGGTAAACCACACCTCTTGTAAGTTCCGACTTTTGAAGCGACCGCACGAAAGATCGCAACCTTATTTAGATGATAAAGTTTTGAGTGGAAATATTATCTGGATTGAAAAGGAACTTACGATAAACACCAGATGCTTTCAGACTAGCATGGTTCAATCGTGCAGGTTCCATGTTAAGTTCGATTTCTCCATTGGGTCTCTTGAGAATTCGATCAGCAGCAACGCAAAGCAACATGTAAATGATGTCAGTGCGACCTGCATTACTACCAAAAACAAAGAATCCATCTGCCAAGAATTCTTGAAAATCTGACACCAGTCGTGCATGTGGGGGTTCACGACGAAGAATCTTATCAGAAAGGAGATCAAGGAAGTTTTCAGCACCTTCGCGCTCACCAATAGAAATCATCAGTGCAGCCCATGCAGAAAAAGTACGTTTCCAGGGATCAAACTGACTAACTTCGTCAAAGAAACCATCTACAAGATTAAGTCCTTCGCGAATATCTTCACGCCAGTACTCCCACTGAGCAATAGCATTCTTCATGGTGAGTTGTTCACCTTGACGACGCTTCAGCAGTTGACGAAGAGTACTAACTTCTGATGGTTTTGCAGACTTGTCCTTACGTTGAATTTCATCTTCAGGACGACGTGGTTTTGCAGGAGCAACGTTGGTAAAGCAGTCGAGTTCTACACCAAGAACAACAACCATAGGAACACTTACACCTTCAGCAATAATAGCATGAAGTCGATGTTGCCCCTCTGTAATATTTCCTTCTACATTGAAAGTAAGAGGTTGACCATCTCGCAGCCACCCATCTTCACGAATACTCTTGGCAATCTTGTTAACCTGAGAATTCGTTACCTTTCGATTATCCTTATTATGATGAATCAGAATATACTGAGCCATTTCAGGAGTAATCTCCATTTCAAAAGCACGAATTGTACCTGTGATGGGATTGAATCCCAAAATGTTTGAGTCAGTCATAGTAGTCATTTGTTCAGCAACCTTTGAACGTTTACATGAGTATTATACAGGATGATCAGTGATCTTGTCAAGGACCAACCTGTCTCCAAGAACCCTAACCATTAGATCTAATGTCCTCTGGTGGGGTCTTTGCTTCCAACCATACCACGGTTTTTTCTTTCCAGGATATGGTGGCGTCTGACCAACATGGTAGTATTGGTCAGCAGTGATATCATACACCTTATCAGTGGTAGTGTCAACAAGCCACCAGTGCGAGCAATCGTGATAATCAACTGCAGTTCTCTGTTCAAGAACATCTGTGTCCATCAGGTAGAACAGAGCTTGTGAAGAGTGATAGCAGTGACCAAACATAGGATTGGTCGCATTCTCCTCACGATATTTTTTTGTAATTAATTCTGGCGTGAGATTACCAGCAATAGAATCCATGACTGATTCAATCTCAGTCATGGGATATGGATTAAAGGTTAACGTTCTTGTTTGAAATATCTTTTTATCTTTATAACGATGCCTTTCAATTGTTTTCATTCTCTTGAGGTTTACTCTTTTTTCCGATGTTGTACTTCTGCTCAAGAATCCAATCAGACTTATCTTTATATGCAAGAACCTTAATTTGATTTAAGGGTGCAATATCAGCAACAGAGTCTGGATTCACTACGGAGATGAGTCCCCAATCAGCCAGAAGACGAGCAATGCGATTACGGCGCTGCACATCATTAACAGTAAGATTAGCATGTTTTCCGTCAAGTGCAAATAGTTCTTTAAAATGCACAATATAATATCTTCCCTGCTTGTGCAGGATATGACACGATTGATAAAGTTTCTTCTCCTTTCTGGATGCCACTCCAATGCGTGTCAGTGTTTCACGTACTTTCAAGAAATCATCAGGTTCATTGAGGAGCACCTCTACCATTTGATCTTGAGACCACTGTACTGTAGGTTCAACCATAGCACTCATTTTGTTCCTCCAATGTCAAGTCGTTGTTTAATAAAATTGAGTTGTTCTTGTGTAAGAATTTTCAGAGCCTGAGATGCCTTTTCATTACTATAACCATAGTATTTTTTGACACATTCTAAGTCTTGGACTTTGTCCTTACGGAGCCAAGGAGAGAATCTCTTCTTTTTCCTCAGACTATTTAGATAAAAAGAATATTGCATATCTTTATCAAGAAAGTTATACTTATTCATTTCATTTGCGAACATGACACAATCAAGGTGCCCAGACAAACAACGATTAACGATGTATGGAGGATAAGAGCTAATGTCTTCACTTAAGTCTTCTTTATTGAAATTAATCGAGTTCAACCAATCTTTAAGTTCCATTATCTAATAATTTGAATATCATCATCATCAGTCCAAAGTTCAACCTTTGTTCTGAATCTATCTTCTGCTTTTAGTTTTTCATATCTCTTAGTCGCTTTCTTCTTCCACCAGGAGATAATATTCTCAAGATAGTACTTATCCCAGTTAGGGCCACGAACCAATTCTTCTTGCTCACCAAGAATCACTTCACGAACATTTGAATAACCATATTCACAGAAGTAAGTTCTCTTCTTCTGAGTGAGAGACAATGCAGTTCCTATCACTGAATTGAACTGATCAAGTTTCTCACTTAGTCCATATTCCTTCAGAGAATTACGAGTGATAGAAATCATCTTTGTCTGCCTCTTCATCTTTTTAGAAGATGCTTTCTTGTCAGTCAAAGGTTGATTATTATTCCATATAGTAAATCGATCATGAAGACGATGAAATACATCATCATGTAGAAGAGGAAGGAACTTACTTTCAGTCAATCCCTTATATCGCATGAAGGGTTTAAGACCATCATACTGTGAGGCATCTGTAGTAGACCCATACAGAGAGGTCGTCTCAAAGAGAGCAATATCCTTCTCAAAGACCTCGTTAAGCGTCTCACGAGCGAAATGAGAGCAGCACAGCAGTGCAAGGAGTTTGCCTCCAAGATAGTTGTATCCAAAGGGTTGAGAAGGCACAATCACAAATCCCATAGCTGCATGGCGATTGAAGATTGAAAGGTTAGGTGCTTGACCCAACCAAATATTCCTTGGTTTAGAATTAATAGTAGGAGATCCAAAACGAATGAATCCCAAACAAGTTTGAGTGTTCTTCTCAAAGATCATCCAACGCAATTCTCTGCCAGGAATATTACTCTCGTTATTATGAGAAGATACTGCTCTCAGCAAATTACCATAATGTTCCTGAGGAATAGACTGCTGAAACCTATTCCCAACAAACTTAATATCAAACTCCATCTCCTGAGGATGAATATCCTCATTGAAGAATTCGTCATGAAGTGGTGCAAGAGAGCTTGTAGATTTGATTACTTCTTTTTTCACAAAACGCAGATAATCCTCAATGTTTCCCATGTGGGAAAAATACTTGATAAACTCATCTGCTGCCCAAATGGCATCATCACTAGATATAATCATCAGAGATAATCAGGTCCATCATAAGGTTCTGCTCGGAGAAGAACTCCATCAACTTTATCCATCAAATCTAGCATACTTCCATGCATGAGACGATATCCATATCCAACATATAGTTGTCCAAAGAATACTGTAAGTGCCATAAATGCCCAGAAGTAGTAGTACG